GATGAGCAATATGAAAATCCTAATTTACCACCTTATTTATTGCAAGCAGCTGTTAATGAACATCTGATAAGTACCAGATATAAATATAAAATTATTTTCTTTTTCATGAAGTATGAAGCTTTAAATATTGAGGAGAGTGCCAAGGCGGTTGATAGTGCATGGCCATTTTTAAAAGTTGTAGAAGTAGAAAATAATAAAGTTGAACTTAGAACAAAGTACACACTTGAACAGATAAAAAAAAGGAATAAATGGTGTTTAATGGTTTATGTAGTTCTTGGGGTGCTTTTGATCTCTGCTCAACTATTTGAAAATTATGTAGAAAGTTGGATAACGATTGATAGAATATTAATTATTGTACCGATTATTATGTTTATTATGTTTATTGCTGCTTGGTTTGGAATAAAGTTTACTTCAATTATTGCACTTAAAAAGATGGTTAAATTTGGTGACCAAGATTTAAATCCATAGCTTATTAATAAAGCCCCATTGAAGGGGCTTGGCGTTATGCGACAAGGTATAAGAACATGGAACTACTTAAAATAATGCCCATGATCATGCCGATTAAGATTGGGTATAGCCACATTTATTGCTCCCATAGTGGAACGGTTGATTAAGTTTAAGTACGCTTATGTTTTGGAGATCTTCTTCCTTATAAAAAGCCTTCATCTCATGGATGTACCGAGTAAATTGATAATCCAGAATCATCCAAAAAATAATGAGGGCTAAAACAAGAATAACGATGAAAAAGATTAGGAAATTTGTCATTTAAAAGTACCTTTTTGAAAGTTTTTCTTGTGTATTTTTACATTCCACACAAAGGGTTACAGAACCATAGCGCTGACGCTCAACAGGAATATCATTTCCACATTCTTCACATTCGGTAAGGGAAGGGCGGCTAAAGTCTTTAGGTTGAATTTGAACCTGTTTAAGTTGTAGTTCTTGGGCAATATCGATTTTGTCTGTCATGCGTGCTCCATTTTCCAAGTACGGTCTGGAGTAGGTAAATTAATTTCAGGATTAGGATGAGCTGGAGGGGAAAGCTGGATCTTTAATTCAAAGAATCCTTGAGCAGTAAAGCCACACTCTAAGTTTTGACACTGTGCCTGAAATGAACGGAGTAAAGGACTAAGTTCAGTACTTGAACGGATTGAAAAGGGTTCACCGCAGTGAGGGCATTTATAACGGGATCTTGGTCGAGCCATTTCGCTACCTGTTGGTTTAATTATTTACGATTTTATAACAAAATAACTATAAATGGTGATTTATAATAATTTATATCGAAAATTAGTTATATTTTTGTCCTTGCTTTCCCCGAAGCAAGGATTTTTTTTATTTGCCCTTTTTAGCTTTATCGATTCGGGTTTGTTCTCTTTTTATGGCTACAGTAGCTGTTTTTTTATTTTTATAGATTCGGGTGAGCTTTAAAGGATTACTTTGATCTCCTGAAGTAAGCTTCTGATCTTTACCATTCTCACGATAAAAAACGATTACTCCGGTGTAGTCAGCATAGTTCCGACCAGTCCTTTTTTTATTTTGTTTTCTTAATTCTTTATCTCCCTCTTTATCAGGCTCAAAAAGGGTAGAAACATCATCTGCATTTGGGAGTTGCACCTCTAATTCAACACTTGTAGTAAATCCGCTATCAGTTAAATTGTGAGTAACGTTGGTGCCTAGCCATACAATGTCATCGATTTGTGGTTTTAAACCGGTGAATACAAACTCTTGTTCCGGGATAAGTTCAGGTTGGCCAAAGGCAAAGGTATAAGACAATTTTTGAGATGCACGTTTGCAACGGTTGTATTCAGCCTGAGCTGCAAGTTCAGCAGTTTTTTTGTCGCGGTGAATATAACGGATCTCTTTTAAATTGTCCTCATTGTCACCAATCACCACATACAGCTTTTTAGATTTAGCAGTATCGTAGTAGTAGGCTTTAACACCAGTGATTCTGTCAGTTCCGGTACCAGTCGTATAGTTATGGCCATCGCCATCGGAACGGATGATTTGAGCTGTAGGAAGTGGTAATCCGCTTACGGTTTGGCTGGTACCACGGGGCAGTAAAATTAAGTGGTCATTTTTAACAGTTGCAATTGCATCATATTCATCAGCTATCCGGGTTATTAAATTTGCGTCACTTTCATTTTGAGCAATATATGAAATTACCCGATTGGCCAGTGTGTTATGCACAATTGTTTTAAGGGCATATTCAGCACCTACAGTTTCAAAAATTACCTGAATGGTTTTATTGCTAAAGCTACGTTCACGCTTTTGTTTTAAGCCCTCAGATACATCATTACTGAAAGCTGAAATACTTAAAACATCTGGTGCACCGCGATGAGTAACCGATTCAACTTTGTATTTTCCTTTGTTGACCAAGCCTGTATTGGACCAGCCAATCCATACCTGGATAATTGCGCCTTCAGGTGGAATTTCTAACTGTCCATCAGAATCATCAAGATCAATGTCCACAGAGTCCACAACAAGACCACGATTATCTTTAATACTGAGAGAAATTAACCGGTCGACAACGAGAGGGGAGATGTCATTTCCGTCGACTTCTAGGCGATAAATTGGGAAAGGATATTCAGTTTCAGTCTGATATGATTCAGCTGCTTCATTTAGTTTATTGGTGATTTGATTAAGCATTTATATCAACCTATTTACTGCACCACCAACCATGCCGATGAGTGTGCCAAGTAGCGTCGGTTTCCATTCCTTCACAATCTTTAGTGTCAAAGTAAATTCGGTTTTGCGGGCAGCACCATCTTTAAAGAAGTACGTTTTTGTCTCTTCCATATTTTCGATAATGACTAGACCATAAATCTTGCCGGTACCTTCGATTAAGGTATAAGCCATGCCTGTATCTGCCATACGACGGACTTGATCTAGTACAACTCGGTTGTTGGTCAGTTCGTGGTAAATTTCTCCCTTCAGGGTAATGGTGTCTTCTCCTTTTCCCGTGAACTGGTACGCTGGAGTAGAGCCAATCCGGCTATTACTTGGATGTCTCCAGTTAGTTACACGTTGCAGTTCTTGATATGCAGCTGTTCGTAATGAAAATACGAATAGCCCTAAAGCCATCATCATTTTGTTTACTCCGTATCAGTTAAGAATCTACGACGAGCATCGCGTTCTTCTTGTTGGAGACGTAACATTTCAGCCCGTAACGCACGTGCTGTTTCACGGACTGGTTGACCGTGCTCTGCTTTAATGGTGATTTGAATTGTGTCGTTACTAATGAAGCTGCCACCGCGTTGTGCTCGGATTGGTGTTACTGGTGTGACTTTGGCTGTAGTGCCTGTACCAATTACATTTTGTGTTGCTTGCTGTGTAGCTCTAACAGGTAAGTTATGGTTTTGTGAAATACCTAAAGCCATACCTTGCATGGTGTAGTCACCAATGCCCATAAACACACGGGAGGGAGAGTGAATACCTAAGATATTTCTGGCCTTATCAATGACACCTGTGACTGCTCCGGAGAGAGCTGCTTTCACTTCACCAATTTTGGAAATAATCCCGTTTTTTAACCCAGTTAGAATCA